CGGGTTAAAGTGGCGTCCCCACGGGGATTCGACCTTAACCCGGCAGGGTCGCCGATGAGGCGGTTCGCGGCCAGGCGGTAGTGCACCTGGCAGGCCAGGGTGTCGGGATCCAGCTCGACGCGCTCCAGCATGGTGAACAGGGCATGCTTGAGGCCCTCGCGGTCGGTTTCTTCCATTTCGGTGGACAGCGCCACCAGCAGAGCGCGTACTTCGTGCTCGCTGACCTGGTGCCATAGCATCTGCTGTTGGTATTCCGTCTCACGGCTGGTCAGCTCTGCGGCAAGGTGTTCGCGCTGTTGTTCGAGCTCGGCGACTTTGCGCATGAATGGCGCCGGTGTCTCCGCTTGGGCCGCCAGGTCCACGAGGCGGGATATCTGCTTGTTGGTCTCGGCGATGGTGCTGCGGATGCCGACAGTGGGATCCTCGACGCCGGCGGTGGCGGCCGCTCGCGCAGCCTGCGTCAATGCCCGGATGAATGCGGGGCCCTGCAGATCCCGCATGACCTGGTCGACCACGGCCGATTCCAGGGCTATGGCGGGCACGTAGCGCATGCCGGCGCCGGTACGCTGCCATCGGTAGCTGCCGCGATCGCCGCTCCATCGCGTGCCGTCAGGCGATTGGAGCAACCCCGTGAGCAGGTACGCTGCACCTCGGTTTCGCACCCGATGGGGCGAGAACGCTTCCAGGCTGGCCAGGATGGTGTCTGCCTGCGCCTGTGTGATCAGGGCGGGGTGCGTATCGCGCTGAATGACCCAGTCGCGGCGTGGCCGCCGTTTTTGGCCGCCCACGTAGGCACCGTCCTTGCGCTCAGCGTGCACGTTCCAGACGGTATGGCCCGCATAGGTGAGCGCGTTCCATTCCAGGCCGATCAGAGAGGACCCGGAGAGCTTCAGGCCGGCTTGCTTGGCGGCCGCGGTGCGCGAGACGCCTTCCGCGCGCAGGGCGAGGAATTGCCCCACGCTGCCGGCAAGCAACGGATCTGGCTCAAGCTTGCTTTTCGTGACCGCCTCGCCGTCGCGGACGGCGCCAGTGGTATGGTGCGCCAGTCGGTACCCGGTAGGCGCGCGGCCGCCGGCGCGGAAGCCGCTTTTGACGTTCTCGGCCATGCCGGCCAGGCCCTTGTCGCGGCTGGTGAGGCTGTGCCACTCATCCATGGCGCGCAGGATCGACTTGAGCAGCATCATGGTGATCGGATCGCTGTCCGGCACGCTGCGGTAGACGACCTCGATGCCGCGCTTGCGGCACTCGACTTCCTCGAAGATCACGGCGATATGCTGCCGCCTGGCGATGCGGGCGGTGTCCAGCACCAGCAGGGTGTTCCAGCCGCGCTTCGGGTTCCGGATGGCTTGCAGCAGGCGCTGGAAGCCCGGGCGGTGTTCGTCCTTACCCGACTCGACCGCGTCGCTGAACTCCGCGACGATCGTGATCCCTCGCGCCAGCGCCAGCTCTTTCAGCAATCGGCGCTGCGCCGCAGGGCTCATGTCGCTGCGGTCCTTGCTCGATCGCAGGTACAGGGCGGCTGTTTTCGTCGTCATTGCGGGCTTTCCTTTGGGCGCACAGGCGCAACAGCAGCGGCATCAAGCCTTCCACGGCGAGATCGAGATCGGGGGAATTCGCTGAGGTTACGACGATGGCGGGGTGCTTTTCCATCCGCCATCAATCCTTTGCGGCCAGTTCGGCCTGCAGCCATTCCGGCGGCGTGGCGCGGTGGAAGCGGCACGTTTGCCAGTAGAGGCGCGCGCGGGCCATGACCGACACGCGCGCAAATCGGGCGCCGATGCCTTTGGCCGCCTGCCTGGTACGCACGTCGCCCGCCAGGCGCCAGTTGTTGACGGTGGCGGTGGATACGCCGGCGAGGCGGGCGGCGGCGGCCAGGTTGATCCAGGTCGACGGAAGCTCACGCGGCGGGCGGGGTGCGCTCGTCGCGGCGCGCTTCAGCTTGGCCAGCATCGGCGCGGTGATGTAGAGCCGCCGCTGATCCCAGCGTGCGCGGGTGATGCGGATGGTGCCGTCCTTGATGCGGTCACGCACCCAGGCTTGTGGCCTGCCGATTTCGGCGGCCGCTTCGGGGATGGTATAGCCCTGCTGCGAGTTGAGCCGCTTGATGACGGCCTGCACGGTCGCGAGGGGGATCAGCCCTTCCTGGCGCCAGTGGACGCCATCGAGCAACGTGCGCAGGGCGGCCACGCTGACGCCGACCTTGGCAGCCGCCTGCTCGATGGTATAGCCGATGTCCTGGCGCAATTCCGCCACCTGCTGGCGCATCACGAGGCGCTTGCCGGCGGTGGCGCGGGCGTTCACGCGCTGGTCGGCGATGAAGGCCTCGATCTCCGCGCGCGTGAAGTCGTACCAGCGGCCGGCGGTGCGAATGGAGATCCACGAGCCTTTGCCGCTGCCATCCGGGTGCTTCCGAGCGGCCCAGCGGGTGGCGTCGGTCTGGGTGATGCGATAGCTGCGGCCATGCGTGCTCGCGCGCAATGCGCCGCTTTGGATGGCGTCGATGACCCGCTGGTAACTCTGCCGGGTTTGCCGGGCGACTTCCGCTGGGGTGAGGCCGGGTTTCCACACCAGCGTCAGGTGGCGCTTGGCGCCGTGAGCCAGGGGCGGATAGCGCTCGCAGTATTCGGCGAATGTTTTGGGTGCGCCGGCGGCGCCCCAGATGGTTTGGCAGGTTGCGCAGCTGGCGGGGTGCTTGCGGGCCACCCACCGCGCGTGGGAATGCTTGAGGTTGCCCAGCAAGGGCTTGCCGTGCCACGGCATGGGCCTACCGGCGTGGCGATCGGCGACGAGCTTGCGCGCCACCTTGGGGTCGACGTACCAGGTGCCGTTCTTGCCGGTATGCACGCCAGGCTTGGCGGGGTTGCAGCGGATGGCCGTGGGGATGTAGCCGGCCTGGGCAAACTCCGGCAGTTTGGCGTCGCTGCTGATGCCCAGCGGCTCGCGCAGGCTGGCCAGGTGGACGTAGCCGGGTGGGGCGATCGCGCGGGTGGATTTCCACCGCGCCCATTCCGCATGCGGGATGACGAAGAGGCGGCCGACGCGGTGGGTCTTGAGTCCCTTGGCGCGGATCGCGTTGCGCACGATTTCCACCGAGCCGATCTCGGCGGCGGCCTGCTGGATGGTGATGCCGCCGACCACGTCGGTGGCTTGCATACCCATGCGGTTGATGCGGATTTGCACCGATTGCTCGTTGCGCGCCGCGCCTTCATCGCCCGTAATGCGCTGCAGGCGATCCGTCAGGATGGCCGATATCTCCGGCTTGGCCAGGCGGCCGACCAAGCTGGCGAGCAGCTCGTCTTCCGGCGGCAGCCACTGGTAGGCGCCGGCGCCGCGGCGCAATGGGGCGGGCCAATCCACAGCGGCTGGTGGTCGGCCGTGCCAGCGTGCAAACAAGTCGGCGAATATCTCCACGTCCGATGCGCGCGCGCGGGCCGCCGAGCCGGCTGAGCGAGCTTTGCGCACGGCCGCGATGGGTTGGCCGACGATTGCTGCCAGGTAGTGCGCAGGGAAGCCGCCGCCGGCGCTGGCGACGAAGGCTTGCCAAGTCATCGGCATTCGAGTTCGTCCTCCAGCGCGCGACGGCCGGACATGACTTGCTGCGGCGACAGGCCGGCGACGGTGGCCAGCAGGCTGACCACGGGGTCAGTAAGCATCTGCAGGCGCGGCGTGGCGATGTCGCGCATGGCGCGGTCCCACTGGCTGAACGTGGTGGGCAGGGCGGGCTTGATCCGCGGCGCCTCGAGCGCGACTTGCTTCATCGCGTCGGCCATCGGCAGGCGCACTTTCTCCACACCGCGCCGGCTGAAGCAGAAGAATTCGCCCGGGCCCAGCGCCGCGAGGGCGGCAAACTCGATCTTCGACGACCGGAACTGTGGTGCCAGCGCGGCCCACGCCGCGGGATCCTCCTGGCAGCCGATCAGGCTGAGGTTCTTGTTCGCGAAGATGTGCCGGTGCAGCGAGCCGGTGAAGCTGGTCGCGGTCATGAACAGGTCCAGCGCGCGCTTGCGGCCGCGCTGGGCAATTTCGTTGACCAGGTCCGAGGCGACGCCCACGTCGTTCTTTCGCTTGCGGCTGGCGCTGAACACCTGGCCTTCGTCGAGCATGACGAACATGGGTTTGCGGTGTGTGTCTGCGGCCTCGAGGATGACCCGCCCGAAGGGAATGAATTCCGTGGCGTCCCGCGCCGAGACCACCACGATGTTGCGGTCGCGCTTTTCCAGCACGGCTTTCAGCTCGGCGGCATCGATGGACGGGCCGTACATCGATTCGATCTCGCCCTCGGGATCCACCAGCACGCTCACCCATCCCTGGCTCGCAAGCTGCTCGCCGATCAGCAGGCCGGCGTTGGTCTTGCCGGCGCCGCTGGGCCCCACGGCCACGACGCGCAGGCCGGTGGTGGCGTAATCCGCCAACTCGATGAGCTGGCCGCCCAGGTCCAGGTGGGCTTCGGCCAATTCGGTGCGGCGGATGACGTGGCGGGAGGTGGTATCAGCCATGGTTGGCCTCCCGCGCGCTGAGCACGATGTCCTTGAGGCGCAGCTGCTGCGCGGAGGAGAGCGCGAACACCACGGCGAAATCGTCAATGACCTGCGGCGTCACCTGTTCCAGCAGGCCGGCCCGACGTGCCTGCGCGAGGTATTTGCGCAGGTCCGACCAATCGGCGGCGTTGACGCCGCCGGCAGGCAACCCCTGGATTTCCGCGTGCAACTGGTCGAGGGTGTAGAGGTTGGCAGCGTCGCCAAGATCCGCCTGCAGGCGTTCGTTGAGCAGGGACAGCAGCTGCAGCGGCGTCATGTAGCCGTAGACCTTGCGGATAAGCGCCTTCTCGGCCGCGGTGAAATCGCGGGCGGCGCCCGCCGAGGCGCTGGACGTTGGCAGAGGGCCGAGGCGGCGGGCGGCAGGGTGCTGCCGGCAATCGCTACAGATGGCGCGCGCGAAGTCGTCGCGGGGGTGATCCTGCGAGAGGCGCGCGGTGCAGAGGCGGCACTTCACCAGGCCGGGTTGGGCGTTCACCGACGCACCTCCACCAGCCTGGAAGCGCATTGCGGCAGGCCGCCAGCGACGATGATGTCGCCGTCGGCATCTACCGCGAAGTAGTCTTTGCCGGTATCCGGGTCGCGCCACTGGACGGCACGTGGATCATTCCAACCGGTGGCGCCAGGCGTTGGCACCAGCCTCGGGAGGATATCGCCAGGCTCCACGTGCGGGCATTCGGGGCAGCAATCCCAGTCGCGCTCATGCGCGGCACCACAATTCAGGCAGGCCATCAGATGGCCTCCGACGCACGTTGACGGTGTTGCGCGCTGCCTGCGAATGCGTAGTGGTCGAGGCTGGCTACGAAACGCAGCGCCATCGCGGCGGTCTGGATGGCTTCCGTGCGGACGTCGCCTGTTGTGCTTTTGTGCGGCTCGTATGTCGCCTGCATCACCGCTTTGGTCAGCTCGCCGAACTCCTCGCCGAGCACGCCAATGGCGTGCAACGGGTCGGTGGGCCAGGTCGGGAACTTGGCGGTTGCTGTTTCGATTTCCGCCATGACCGCGGGCAGGATGGCATCCACTGCAGTGGCTGGGCCGAGCGCCTGCATGGACAACAGGACCGCGCGTACGCCTTCGCGAATCGAGGCGTCCAGTACCTCGACCGAAGGGTTACCCTCGGGATGCGTCTCCATCGCCATGCGGGACACGCAGGCAACCTTGTATGCGTGCACCGCGTGATCCAGGACCGCAGCCGGCGGCGCCGCGCGATCGGGCGGGATGTGCTGCCAGGTCGGCTCGATCGCTTCGCTGTTGTCTTCCGCGCCCAGCCACTGAGCGCCTTCCTCCGGATACTCGGTGCAGTAGACGTACAGGCCGGCCGGAGCCGTCGGGTTGTCTGGCCAGTGGTTGGCGGGAAAGTACTCCACGGTCATGTCGCCATTCGAGCCACCGAAGAACGACAACAGCGTTTCGGCCTGGCCCAGCGTGAACTGCATGGACGTGCGGGGAGCATTCGCAGTTGTCGGCGCCCTGGAGGCCGTGATGGCCTCACCGCGCTGATGCAGGAACATGCAGAAGTTGGCCACGTCAAGGGGATCACCTTTTTCGACGTGCGCGCGCAACATGTCCGACAGTCGCTGATGCATGCCGGGCTCATTGTTGTTCCAGCCGCCGCGACCCTTCGCGCGCGCAGCGGCAAGCTTTTGTTTCATCGACGCCGCAAACCGGTCGACGGCATCGTCGTGGGGTAGAACGGGCTCGCCCATGAAGGTCGGACCGTTGGCCTCCTTCGCGAGGTCGCCGACAAGGCGATCGATGGTGTTTTCGGCCAGGCCTAATTCGTGCGACACCAGTTCGATGTCGGCGCGCCGGGCATCGAGACCTTGCTGGTCATCCAGGTAAATGTCATGCCTTAGGCGATGGATGGCATTGTTGAGCGCAGTGGTATTCATTTCGCACGCCCCTTCGCGGCTTTTTTCTCGGGCGCGTTCTTGGCTTTTCGGGCGGCCGGTTTTTTCGTTACCGGCTTCTTTGCCGCCTTGGTCGGCGCTGCCGATTTCTTCGGCGGTGCAGCCTTCTTTGCCTTCGGCGCCGACCGCGGGCGCAGCGGTGGCGGCAACCATCCCTCCGGGAAGTGCTTGAGCGCAGCGCCCGGTAAATTCGCCTTCGCCACGTTCCGCAGCAGTGCCAATTCGACCTCGGGCGCGCCGGCGCCTTTCGCCAGGTCCAGGATGGCGGCCTTGGGCAGTGTGGCCAGCCATTCCTCGGTGGGTGACCACGCCGCCGACAAGTCGGTTTGCGTCATGTCGGCGAGATCGGCGACCGTTTCCTTCTTGGAGCCGGCTGATACTTCGACGCCATCGACCTCCCGCGCGACAAGGAAGGCGAGGAGCTTCTCGACGGTCGCTTCGTCTTGCCGGAGGATCCACGCACGCGCGTCGCTGCGGTTCCTTGGCAGCAGTGCTTTCCATTCCTTCAGCTGATCATCCATCCGGTTTGCGGCCGGCGCGCGGCCGCTGATCTTTGCGATGTTGCCATGCATGCGGCCGCCAGCTTCGCGGCTGATGTGGACGAAGGTACGCGAGCCGACCCAACCGTCGTAGAACACGGAATCGGCAAGTTCGGCGGCCAGCAGCGCGATCGCCACTTTCGGCTTCGTGGACAGATCGAGCGCGATGATGTCGCTAGCCTCGGCCTGAAGCCGTTGCACGGCGGCGAACGACAGTTCGCCGGGCTTGTGTGCGGGCTTATCCTTGCCGCCGGATACCTTCTCGCCGGTGGCGGCGGTCATCGCCTTGCGGTCTGCTGGCCGTACCAGGCCGCGCTTGATCTCGGCCTGGCCGTTGTAGCCCAGCGACACGATGGCGCCGGCGTGCGCTTTCGCTTCGGCCGACCACGTCTCCTTGCTTCCTTTGTACTCGCTGGGCGCATTGCCGAAACCATCGCGGTGTTGGTAGTACTCGAACTTCAGGCGCGGCTCGACCCAAAGCCAACCCTCTTTGCGGATTTTCTCGGCAGTGCGTTCGAGTTTCTCCAGCGCGAGCTTCTCGGCCAGTTCGGCGTCCATCAGGAAGGCGTCGGCATCGGTGCCGAACATGTCGCGACGCACCTGTCCACCGGCTTTTTCGTAGGCGGCGAGGCCCACGAATTTTGCGAGCGATGAATCGGCCGCCAGCTCCTGTTGGGTGATCACTTCGCGCAGGCGCCGCGGCTCGCGTTGCCATTCGTTCTTTGCAGCTTTCCAGACCCGCAACTGCACGGCCTGGTCGTCGGTGAGCGCCAGCGCCATCATCTGCTCGAGGGTGGCATTGCCGGCGCGGTAGTCGGCCAGGATGTCGGGGGCGACGTTGGCCAGCTTGAGACGCTGGCGCACGAACAGCTCGGACTGGCCGAAGCGTGCGGCGATCTCGGACACGGGTAGCCCGTCGTCGACAAGCCTCGCGAAGGCGTCGCATTCGTCGGCGGGGTGCATTGCGTGGCGCATGACGTTTTCGGCGAGGCTGGCCTCACGGCTCTGGCCATCCTCGATCACGCGGCAGGGAATGCCGGCCGCCAGCGTTTCGGGCAGCGTGCCAGCCTCCTGGAGGGCCTGCAGCGCCTTGAGGCGGCGGCCGCCGGCGACGACGGCGTAGCCGCTGTCGTTGCGCGTTACCGTGAGGTTGTGGATGAGGCCGTGGTGCACGATCGATGCGGCGAGGGACTCGACCGATGCGCCGCCGGTCTTGCGCACGTTGAGGTATGTCGCATGCAGCTGCGACAGCGGGATGGCTTGGATGCTCATCGCGTGAGATCGCTCCTGATGGTGATGGGCCTGCCATGCAGGCGATGGGAAAAGCGCTGCGGTTGCGCAGCGGCGGTAATCCAGGGAAAGCGTTGCCGCAGGCGATGGGCCAGTCGGCGGGTGGCGGCGTGCTTCAGGTGGCCGGCATAGCTGGCCAGCACGGTGCGGATGTGGTCGAAATCGGCGGGCGTGCCGTGCATGGTGTCGCCGCGCACGTGGGCGGATTCCCACTCGGCCAGCGCCTGGCGAAGGTGAGTGACGACGCGCCGGCGCGCCAGCAGATGCGTGGGGTAGATGATGTAGCCGAGGAAGTCGAGGCCCGCGGTCAGTGGCCGCAGCTTTACGTCGGCTTTCAGCCGCAGGTCGAGCTCGGCGGCGAGGAATACCTCGATTTGCTGCTGCCAACGCACCAACTGCTCGCGGTCGTGGTGGAACAGGACGAAGTCATCCACATAGCGCAGGTAGCGCTTCGCGCGCAGCGTGTGCTTGACGAACTGGTCCAGCTTGTCCAGGTAGACGTTGGCCAGGAACTGGCTGGACAGGTTGCCGATGGGCAGGCCGCAGCGCGGTCGCGCGTTGCAAAGGCGCTTGTGCGTTGGCACCAAGGCCAGTTGTGCCGGCGTGGCGCGTTCGCGTACGCCGGCCTGTAACGGGTTGCCTCGCAACAGCGCGTGCGTCGTCGCGACGATCGTCGGCGACAACCCGGCGCGCAGCAGCACCGGCTTCATGGTGCGCCACAATTTATCGCGGCGGATGGAGATGAAGAAGTTGGCGATGTCGAGCTGCAGGTAATAGCCGCTGCCCTGGCCGGAGTAGACCTGGCGCACGCACGCATGGGCGTAGCGGACGGCGGCGTGGCTGCCCTTGCTCTTGCGGTTGGCGTAGCTGTGCGCGTAGAAGCGCGGCTCGTAGACCGCCTCCAGCGGCGGCACGATCAGGTGATGCACCACGCGATCGCGGAAGGGCGGGGCGTGGATCTCGCGTGCCTTGGGGCGCGTGGCCACGAATGTGGTGGTGGGGCCAGGTGACCACGTGGCCGTGTTGAGCTCGGCCTGCAGATTGAGCAGGCCATCGATGAAGTGTGCGTCGAAAGCCAGCTTGTCGAAACTGGGCTTCTTGCCGCGGCGAGCGGCCATGTAGGCATCGTAGAGAGGGCGCAGCTGGACGCCCTCGGCACCCTGAAACTCACGGGCACGCCGGCACGCGAGACCGAACCCGCTGTTGTTGCGGTGGTTGTTGTTCACGTTGCCGTTGTGGAGATTGACGTTGAAGGCGGACGCCGAAGACCACGGCGCCGCGTCCCCGCGCACTTGCGACTCTGCCGCACAGGCCTTTTTCGGATAGCGCGGCGTCGTCATGCGTTGGCCCTCGATCGGGCGGCGCGGGTACTCAGTTTCTTGCCACGCTGTGCGGAGGCCTCGGCCTGCACATTCCGGGCATTGGGGTGCGTTTCCAGGCTTCGCTTCCAGCCACCGGCCTGCTTGCCGATTTCGCAGGCGCGCACCATGAGCCGCTCGAATTGCGCGAACGATTGGTAGGCGCGAACTAGCTTGCAAACCTGCAGGCGATCCTTCAGGTCGTCGACGGCATCGACCAACTTGTCGGCATAGAACCGCCGCTGGTCCTGGCGCTGCCACGTACGGGTCGCACAGCGCATCACTGTTTCGGCCTGGAGCCGCAGCGCGGCGCCCGACTGATAGCGGTGGTAGCGCGGGAACTTGCGCACAACCTGTTCGATGTCCGCGCATAGATTGCGCGCGGCATCGACGATAGGCGGCGGCTGGAAGCGTGAGGCCATTTCAATCAATCCAATGGCCGATTACTGACGGGCACGCCGGCACGCGAGACCGAACCCGCTGTAGCTGCGGTGGAAGCTGTGCACGAGGCCGTAGCGGAGACTGACGTCGAAGGCGGACGCCGAAGACCACGGCGCTACCGTGCTGGTCCAGTACCAGTCGTCGGTCGGCAGGTCGGGGAACAGGTTCTTGTCCACGGCCGGTTCGTGGTAGCAGCGGTCGATGACGTGCCTCTCGTAGACCGTGTCCGGCGCCAGTTGCCAGTCGTTGTAGCCGAGCAGCTGGAGGGTTTTGCCGGCCTCTTCGGTGGCCTGCTGGCTCTTGAATGGACGGCCATTCGCCGCGAGCGACTTGACCGCCACTATCCAGCCGGTGTCGGGAAACAACACGGCTACATGATCGGTGCGGGGATCCGAAGCGGGCACCTCGTTGCCATCCGCCAGGATCTTCCGTGGCGCGGCGTCGTCTTTCGCCGCGGAGCGATCGGCGACCGCGATGGCGCTTGCCAACGGCGCCGCGAGGAAGCCAGCAAGGCCGCTGAGCGGGTTGGAATCGAGCCGGACGATCAGGTCGCCGGCCACGTGGATGAAGGGTGTTGCTGCTTTTGCTTCGTGCAATGGCAGCGTATGGTTGGCTTCGCTCACTGGGTATCTCCTTTGGCGTGGTTGAAACGGCGGATGTGCTCCAGCAGTTCGGTGGGGCACTGGGAATCGGAGAGGTCATGCAGGAACCGTTCGGCCTGCGCCAGCAGACTCCTGGCATCGCGTAACAAGCGTTTGGCGCGGCGCAGGGCGCGCGGGCAATCCGGTGTTATGCCGCAAAAGCTGGCCCAGTCGTCGCCGCAATTTTTTTTCATCCTCGCGTGCTGGCATTGGCATCCAGCAAATCGGCGTACAGGCCAGCGCTTTCCAGCGCACCGGCAAATCGCAATCACCACCCTCTCCGGTGTAGCGCGACCCACAGGCCGCCCACCAACCAATGCTGACTTCCGCTTTCTGGCCCATCCGTGGGTCGCCACCGCCCATGTTTGCGTACATTGCCGGCAGCACGTTGTAGTGCTCGCCATTCGGTGTTTCGGTCACCAGCACGACTGTTCCGTCGCGCGGCGCGGTTGTCATCGGTTGCCAGCTCATGTCGCTCTCCGGGGTTGCGGCATAACAATTCAATCCAGCCGACCAGCTCCGCTGGCGGCTGATTTCAGGTGTTGGCTTGAGCGGCTTGATGCTCATGAGCGGCTGCACCGGAATCGTCGGCTGGCCTTGATCTGCCGGGCTGCCTTCAGCCCTTCCTGGGTGAGCGTTAACGCGCTCGGAAAGGCCGGATTGTCGAACGCGAACAGGCCGTCGCGCTCCAACTGGTTGGCACAGCGCCTGGTCACCGCGACCGGCTGGGCAGGGCGGCTGGAAACGAATCCTTCGCGCGTGCGGCGCAAGGTATGCGCAGGTGTTTCCAGCGCGGCCATGAGTGCGGCGCTGACGGCCGGCGTATAGGCGGTGGCGATCATGCAGCACCACCCAGGGCGCGCTCGACGATGCGGCTGAGGTAATCGGGATCGTGCGCGGCGAGCCACAACGATGCGACGAAAAACGACAGCCATATGACGGTTGCCACAACGATCTGGCGGCGCGACAGCGGCGCTTGGGATATGGGGCTCTTGCGCTCCCGGCCATCGTCCGGGCGACGGAGCAATGCGTGGCGGTGAAGCGATTGGCCGGCCATCAGACCCACCCCGCCCAATGCGCGAGCAAACCAAGCGCCGCGACGATGACCAGTGGCGCGAGCGCGCCAGCCAGGTCCCGCCACCCCGAATGTTTTTGCGGCGCGCGGGCCGGCCCGATGCTGCCGATGGCACGCATGGGCGCCTTCGCATTGGCCCGAAATTCGCTGCGCAAGGTGCGGAGCTGCCGATACCGTGATTCCCTGGCGGCCTCGGTGGCGCGCTTGGCCGCAAGCAACCGCTCCAGACGCGCCTGCACCTGCCGGTCAGTCAGCTGCTGGTTTTCGGTGCGAGGTGCCGTCATGACTACGCCTCGCTTGCCATGCGGCGGCTTTCGAACCACTGGAAGATCACGGTGATCGTGCCTTCTGCGTAGTTGCCAAGCTGCTTGCTGTGGCACCGCTGCTCGTATTCGGAGCCGTCGGCGCGCAGCAGCGTTTCGATCTTGTCGGGCTTCCACTCGTGGACCATTTCGGGGAGCGCGATGCGATCGAATTCTTCTTTCGTCCTCGGCCCCGCAAAAACGGTGGTTTCCGAAAGCACTGAGCAAAACGATGACGTCATGGCGATGGTCTCCGTCAGCAAATGGGCCAATTACTGACGGGCACGCCGGCACGCGAGACCGAACCCGCTGAGGCTGCGGCGGCCGTAGCCCACGTAGCCGAGGCGGAGATCGACGAGGAAGGCGGACGCCGAAGACCACGGCACTACCGTGCTGGTCCAGAACCAGTCGTCGGCAGGCAGGTCGGGGAAGAGGTTGGTGTCGACGGCGGGGTCGTAGCGGTCGTGCGTCAGCACGTGGCGCAGCCAGACCTCATCGAGCGGGGCGTTGATCCAGTCCTGGTGGCCCAGCAGGTCCAATGCCTTGGCGGCCGCGTCCACGGCATCGGCATTGGCCAGCGGCTCGTACTCTTCGCCGGCGAGCGCCTTGACCGCCACCATCCAGCCGGTGTCGGGAAACAGCACGGCCACGTGGTCGGTGCGCGGATCGCTGGCGGGCACCTCGGTGCCATCGGCCAGGATTTTCAGCGGGGTGGTGCTGGTGTTCATGCGGCGCTCTCCGGTGAGTGGAGGGCGCCGGCGGGTCGTTGGCTAGGCCTGCAAGGGTTCAGGCCTTCGCGCTACCGGACAGGGGTTCCGGCGGGTGGCGACCCGCCGGTCGCCCGCCCCGGATGGCCGGGGCGGGAAAGATTGCAAACTATCTTGCAAAAATTGTCAACAAGTTTTTTTGCATTGCTAGATGCCGGTGTCGGATTGCCTATACTGTTTGCCGGGGTTTGGCGGGTATAGAAGGGGGGTACGTGCTATGGCTTCAGGGGCATCCGTTGGACGGCGCGGAGTCGCGCTCACTATTGGTTTCGGAATCTGCTCGGCGCTCGGACTCATGTGCGATGCACATGCAAGCGATGGCCGCATGGAAGGGCTGTCGCTTTGCCAGGAGGCGATCAAACGCGTGGCGACCAATCCCTCTTCGGCGCACGTGCCCTATACCAAGGATTACGGTTCAGCAACGGAGCATTATTTCGCGTGGCCGAAAGGGTCAGGACTGACCATGATGAATGGATTTGGCGCCAACATCGACGTGAGCGCGGCCTGCACCACCACTGGTGATGGCGCGCGGATTACGAGCCTGAGCGTCAACGGCAAAACAATCCTGTGAGGCCGCGCTAGCTTCGAGGTTTGCCACGCGGCGTGCGGGACTCGCCCGCCGCATCCATCATGACCAACACGGCCTTTCGCACTTCATTGCCGCAATCACGGTAAAGGTCGATCAGTCGACGCTCATCAGCTGCCATAGGGAAGCCATATTCCCCGGCCGGATCTCGGACTGCAAACGCTGGGCGCGAGTCAGTGGCATGCGGGCCATAGACGGGCATGCCTGGCACCCACGCACGGAGCTCCTCGACCGTCTTTCCGAACGCGCAGGCGAGCTCGATGAGATAGCGAGGGCGTGTATTCGGCTTGGCCTCGAGCTGTTGCAGGTGCTGGTGCTGTACCTTCGGAGCTCCGCAACGTCTGACGTTGGCGGCGAGTTCCTGCAACGTCCATCCGTTGGCCGCCCGAAGAGCCGCTATGTTTTCGCCTAGCGGTTTCATGCAAAACATTTTGCATTGTTGACTGACAAAAATGCTTGCATTACCTTTGCAAGAAATCTTGCAAGGTTCAGGCAATGTCTGCGCTCGAGAAGGCCATCACAATTTGCGGCTCGCAGAGCGAGCTCGCCCGTCGGATAGGCGGCAAGGTCCGCACTGGGCATATCCACTATTGGCTCAAGAACCGGGTGCCGGCTGATCGGTGCGGGGACATTGAGACAGCCACGGAAGGCAAAGTCACCCGCCACGACCTCCGCCCCGACGTCTTCGGCGAGCCCAACCCCGCCACCGCGAGGGCCGGCTGATATGGCCATCATCAGGAGCGATCTCATGCGTGGATTGATCGAACGTGCGCGCGTCGCCGTGCGCGACTGGCTTACCGCGCCTACAGCAGCTGAACGCGACGCCGTGCGGGCAATGCTCAGGAGACGGAGGGCGTTGCATCCAACAGACCTTCCACCAGTCGCGGAAGTGCCTGGTTCGACGCCAGTTCCGGCGACGGCGAATCCAGCATCTCCTGCAGCGTCGCCCGAATGTCCTGCAGATACGAGGAATCCTGGATGAGCACCGGCAGGATGTGTTCCACCAAATGTTCGAGTGCCGCGAGTCGCTCGGCCGCGTTCTCCAGCGTGACGGTTGTCGGTTCCATGTCGGTCTCCGGTAGCGGTGGTGGGTTGGCGCTCCCATCCTACCGGCAGGCCGGCACCCGGGCCGGCTGGATCGCCGTGACTCCCGTCGCGAGGATCGGCTGACATGGAAAAGGTACGGGTGGTGAAGGTCTTTTCCGAATCCGATCTGCACCAGGCAATCTCCGCGAGCCCTGCGATGGAGCGGATCGTCATTCGCCTTGCTTCGGATCCAGCGCGTTCGCTACCGATGCCAGCATGCCTTGGAAGGCCTCGCGATAGCCGTCGCTCCCATAGGCGGACAGATCCATTTCTGCGTCGACTAGCTCGGCGCTTATGGCTTGCCATTTGCCGCGCAGGGTCGCGCGATCCGGGTGCGCTGCGATGAGCATGATCAAGGCGTATCGCATGGCTTTGCATTGGCCGGCCATCATGTCGATCGCGCGATGCTGGTCCGCCAGGCGATCGGCAGCCCATTGCGGGAAGTCTTCCGCGCTGATGGTGCGTCCGTTTTCCATGCGGGTCTCCGGTAGTGATGGCGATGGGGTCATCCCATCCTACCGGCAGGCCGGCACCATCGTTGGACGCCACAGGGTGCGGCGCGGCGAAGCACGGCCGGTGAAGTGGCGGGTTGGTGTTCATGCGGCACAGCTTGCCGTCAAGGCCCGGGTGCGCGCATGAAGCCCGCGCCTCATTTCATGCCGCCGCTGCAGAGCGTCGTCTACGGCTACACCCGTCGTGTGCTGGATGAGACGGCGACGAACGCGCAGTCGTTCGCGATGGTGGTGGCCGAGCAGTACCTGGCGCTGGTGGCGCCGGATGTGCGGGGTGTTCCGCTACGGCTGGGCGATGATCCGGCAAGCGACATGCGCAATAACGCGCAGATCCTGCGTCGGTACATGGACGGCACCGTCAAGGTGTTGCCGGCCGACCTGCTCGATGCCTGGGTGCTGTCGCTGCCCGAGCCGTATCGCGGCGAGTGCGAGCGTGACCTGGCGCGCCGCCGCGGCCTGCTGGCGGTGCGCATGCCTGCATCGGTCGAAGCGTCGCGGGCTGTTGGTCTTGCCGAATTGGCTGGTGACTTCGGGCGGTTGATCGAGGCGGTGGCGCCGGCGCTGGCCGACGGCGTCATCAACGCCAGCGACCTGCCGTATGCCCGCCGCATCCTCGACGAATCCGACGATTTGATCGCCGCCGTGCTCGCGATGCGCAAGCAGGTGCAGGCGATATTGCCGGACGTGCATTCGTGAGCCGCTGGGACGATGACGTGCTGGCGCGCGCCCCCGAAGGCGGGAGGTTGTCTTGATGATCGACTTTCGCGTTCACGACGTATACGAGCGTGCCCGGCAACCGGCCGATGGATCGTTGGAGTTCAGCGTCGATACCGAGGCCGCGCAGTGCATTCGCGACGGGCTGCGAGCGATGCGGGAAGCCGAGGCATTCGCGGCGGCGGATAAACGCATGCTCGCCGGCCGGCGAGCCAACAAACAGAAGGCGCAGCCATGCGCGCGCGGAGCCGTCTGACGTGTCGCCCCCGCAAGTTGCCGCCGTCGCCGGCGGCCCGCGCGGCTATCGCGCAGATCAAGCACATGTTGACGAACGGTTGTTCCGCGGCGGAGCTCGCGCAAGCGCGAGCGAGCCTGGACGCGCTCAACACGCCTCGACAACCACAGCTGACGCTGCGGTTGAAGCCGTAACGCTGGCAGGCGGCGTACCGCAATGGGGGAATCCATGATCAGCCATTGCCTGGGGGACGCCATGCGTCGCTTCTCGACGATGTCATCCGAGCAACGCGCGGCGGAAATCACCCAGATACCGGAAACATGCGGCCATGCCGATTGCACCACCGGCATGGGTTGCCGCGCCTACATCGCGTCAATGCTCGATGCGGAGCAATGGCGACGGGTTTGCGAGGCGAGAGGCTGGCTTCGACGCGGGTACACCCGCAGGCCCAAGGTCGACGCACTCATCAGCCAGATCGGCGCGCGACGCGGAACTGCGGCTGCTGAGCGGCTGCGCGAGGACATGCGCGTCGAATGGCGCCGGCGGAACGAATGGATGGAGGTGGCCCGATGACCCCTCGGAGCCAGTGGCTGCGCCCCGCCCCCCGGGCCTGGCGGATGCCGGCACCCATTTTTCCCGTTCAGTTTCGCTTAACAACGCATTCAGCTTCGTTTAACATTCCGTTCAGCTTTTCCAGGGGTGGGTCCTCCCTTTGGGGTTGGCTATGCGGGTCGCGCAGCCGCAATTCTCGTGTAGTTAGTCTGGGCTGGGGTTACTGAAATGGCGGGCCCCACGAACTACGACGACGTGCTGCGCCAGCTCGAGGACGCTGGCCTGATCATCCCGCAGGGTGAGCGGTTGCGCGTCGGTACGCACAAGCCCGTTCGGCTGGCCGTTCGCGATGGTGGACGCGAGAAGCGGGGGTGGTATCTGCTGAAGGAGTGGGCGCCCAGCGTCGACCGCTCCCTGATCGTCGGCGCCTACGGCGTGTGGCGCGGCAACAACAACGGCGCGCAGAAGGTCACGCTGCCCAGCGACGACACCGGCCGCATCACGCCAGAGCAACGCGATGCGATGCGGCGCATGTGGGCGGAAGCGGAGAAGGCTGCGGAGCGCCAGCGCAAGCACGACGCCGCCGCCGCCGCCAACACCGCGATGAAGGCCTGGGGTCGGTTGCTGCCGGATGGCGACTCGCCGTACCTGCAGCGCAAGGGCGTGCCTGGCTACGGCCTCAAGTACACCAAGAACGGCACCGCGGTGGTGCCGCTCATCGACACCGCGGGCAAGATCCACGGACTCCAGTTCCTGCGCACGGAAGCCCAGGCGCGCGAAGGCAAGCGGCCGGTGAAGGAGTTCTGGCCGGCCGGCTGCGAGAAGAAGAACCATTACCACCTGCTGGGCCACCAGCCGCATTGGATCGTGCTGATCGCCGAGGGCTACGCCACGGCGGCCACGCTGCACGCCGCCACGGGCTACCCGGTCGCGTGCGCGTTCGACGCCGGCAACCTGAAGGCCGTCGCCGAGCAGCTGCACCGGCGGTACAAGCGCGCGAAGATCCTGGTCTGTGCCGACGACGATGCCCTGGGCAAGTGCCAGCACAAGGATTGCCAGGCGCGCATCGTGCTGCCGCAGCATCCGGTCGATTGCCCCGCGTGCGGCAAGCCCCACGGGTACCGCAACGCCGGCGTCGAGGGCGCGAGCGCCGCGGCGATGTCCGTGGGCGGCGAGTGGGTGTTGCCGACGTTCGCCGCCGAAGATGAACGGCGCGCCGCGTACCTCGATCGCGGCGTGAAGGATTCCGACTTCAACGACGTGCACGCCGCTGAAGGCCTGGCCGTCGTCGGCGCCCAGGTGGCCGCCCGCCTCTCGGATCTGCGGTGGTCGCCGCCGGCGTTGCGCGCCGTTTCATCCTCCGCACCCGGGGGGAAGGGCGCAAAGCTGCGCCCGATCCAGACGCTCGACGAATTGCTCGAGCGCTACTCACTGGTCTACGGCGGCGGCGGCGCAGTGTTTGATGCGCAGGAGCATTGCCTGTTGCCGATCAGCGACATGAAGAACGCCTGCGTGCGGCCCGAGCTGCACAAGGCCTGGATGGAACACGCAGACCGAGACATCGTGCGCCTGACCGAAGTCGGCTTCGACCCCCCGTGTTCGGACCCCGCGGTCACCTGCAACCTCTGGGGCGGCTGGCCGACGGAGCCAAAGGCCGGCAAGTGCGATCGCGTGCTCGATCTCCTGGCCTACCTGTGCAGCGAAGAGCGCAACAGCCGCGCGCTCTACCAGTGGGTTCTGCGCTGGTGCGCGTATCCGATCCAGCACCCGGGCGCCAAGATGAAATCCACCATCGTGGTGCACGGTGGCCAGGGCGCCGGCAAGAACCTGTTCTTCGAAAGCATCATGGCCATCTACGGCCAATATGGCTCGATCCTCGACCAGAACGCCCTGGTCGACAAACACAACGATTGGGCCAGCCGCAAGCTGTTCTTGATCGCCGACGAAGTCGTCGCCCAGGCGCACCGGTACGAGCAGAAGAACCTGCTGAAGGTCCTGGTCACCGGCCAGCGCATCCGCATCAACCCCAAGCACATCGCCGCGTACGACGAGGTCAACCACCTCAACCTGGTGTTCCTGTCGAACGAATCCATGCCGGTCGTGCTCGAGGAGGATGACCGCCGCCACTGCGTCATCTGGACGCCGCCGAAGAAAGATCCGGCCTACTACCACGCCATCATGGAAGAGCTGGCCAACGGCGGCATCGCCGCGCTGCACGACTACCTCCTGCACTTGGACCTCGGCGACTTCGGTCCCGGCGAACTGCCGCCGGACACCGAAGCGAAGCGCGACCTGGTCAAGCTCGCGCAGGACAGCCCGGTGGATTTCGTCGACGCGCTCGTCGCGCTGGAGATCCCGCCATTGAAGCCCATGCCCGGGCTCACCGAAGACTGGTTCCGCGTGTACGGTAACTGGTGCGCCAACCAGGGCGTGCGGCCCGCATCGATTAAGCGCTTCGTGAACCTGCTGGATAAGCGCCGCGGCATCAAGGCGCAGCGCAAGGGCCACCGGCGACAGCAGACCATCTCCAACCCACTGTCGACGCTCACCTTCGGCGAGCGGCCGCCGGAAGGCATGGTCGAGGCCGATTGGCTCGGCGAGCAGATCGTGGCCATGCGCAACCGTGCCGGCGACTACAAGGCAGGCCAGACGGACGGCGCCGGCTGGGACGAGGGGGATTTCTGATGCCCATCCAGACCGTTCTGCGGCGTTTGCCGGCAAACTTGCGGCCAAGTCTGCTGGCAGAAATGGCTCTGCATCTGGCTTTCTGCGGCATTGCGGCTTCTCGCGCGCCCGCCCGCGCGGGGGATGGCACTCCGATCCTGCACCCACTTGCGCGCGCACATGCGCGCACACGGGGAATGTGCCCGCAGACGCCGCAATGCCGCAGAGGCGCAGGCGTGGCGCGGGTTTGCGGGTTCGCGCTGCCCGCAGACGTGCCCGCAGACCGGCGCCGTCGCCGCAGAACGCCCGCGCTCGCGCGCGCGTTTCTCTCTTCTTTCGAAACTCCGAAAAAAAAGGAAGAGGGTGATGCCCATGGGTGACCTGCCGGCAACGGAAGGCTTCCGCGAGTTCGCGGCCCGGATCGGGTGCAAACCCGGCTACGTGACCGCGCTGCGCCACGCGGGGCGCTTGGTGCTCACTGATGACGGCAAGCGCGTCCGCGTGGCCGACTCCCTGCAGCTGATCGCGTCCACGCGCGATCCGGCGAAAGCCGGCGTGCGCGCCCGGCATGCTTCCGCCCGCGGGCAGGGTGCCACGCCGGCGCCTTCCGCCCCACCATCCGTGGCCGAGGAATCGGAGCCGAACGATCCCGACGCCGTCGTTTTCCCGGTCGATCCTCTCTCCCTCCGCCGCGCCAAGGCACAGGCCGAGCGCGAGGAAGCGCTGGCCCGCAAGGCGCTGCGTGATGAGCAGGTGGAGATGGGCGGTCTGATGCCGCGCGACGAGGTCCTGGCCACCGTCGCGGACGTCACCGTCCAGCTGCGCAGCCGCCTGGAGCTGCTGCCCGCCGTCCTGGCACCCCAGCTGGCTGCCACCGACGATGAGGATGCGGTGCGGCTCAAACTGCGCGACGGCATCGAGCAGGCGCTCGAGGAGTTGGCCCGCAAGTTCGCATCCATCGGCCGGGCGGAAGCATGAGCGCCGCCTACGCCATCGCCCGCACCGAAGTCGCCCGCGCCGTGGCCCGCGCCATCGCGCCGCGCAAGCCGCTGCGCGTCAGCGAGTGGGCCGCGGCGAAGCGCCGGCTTTCGCGCAAGGGCAGCGCTATCCCGGGTGCCTGGGACAACGCGCGCAACCCACTGCAGGTCGAGGTGATGGACTGTTTCAGCGCGCGCAGCCCGGTGCACGACGTCGTGGCGCTGTTCCCGATCCAGTTCGGCAAGAGCGAAATCGAGACCAACATCCTCGGCTACACCATGGAAGAGAACCCGCAGCCGATCATGGTCGTGCTGCCGGGCGAAGTGTCGATGAACAAGTGGATCGACCAGAAGCTCAATCCGCTGATCGATGAAACCCCGTCCGTACAGCGCGTGCTCACCAGCATCGCCAGCCGCGAATCCAGCAACCGGCGAAGCTTCAAGGATTTCCAGGGCGGCCAGCTCTACATCGAGCACGCCGGCAACCCCGTGCGCCTGAAGTCCACCGCCGCCGGCATGATCCTGGTCGACGAGTTCTCCAGCTTCGCGAGCGCGCTCAAGAGCGGCGATGATCCCGATGCGATGCTCGACGGCCGCACCTCCGGCTTCCCCAGCACGTACAAGCGTTTCAAGGTCGGCACGCCCGAGATCATCGGCCTGTGCCGCCTCACCGAGCTGTGGCAGAAGTCCGACCAGCGCCGCTGGCTCTGGCCATGCCCCGACTGCGGTCACGAGCAGCCGTTCGAGTGGAGCGGCCTGCACTGGACGCCCGACGGCCAGCGCTGCTGGTACGGCTGCCGCGAGTGCGGCGTGGTGATTGAGGAGCACCAGAAGACCGGCCTCATCGCGCGCGGCCGCTGGGTGCCGGCATACCCGGATCGAAAGATCCGCGGCTACCACGCCAACTGCCTCTACTACCCGATGGGCCTGGGCCCGCGCTGGATCGACCTGGTGCGCATGTGGCTCGATGCGTCAGGCGACCCGGCCAAGCTCAAGACGTTCATCAACGACCGCCTGGCCGAAGCGTGGGAAGACCCCTCCCTGCGCAAAGTCAAGGTCAACCTCATCCGCGATCGCCGCGAGCTGTACCGCCTGCGCACGGCGCCGCGCGGTGTGCTCGCGCTCACCGCCGGGGTGGACACCCAGGACGATCGCCTGGCCGTCACCATCCTCGGCTGGGGCCGGGGCATGACGTGCTGGGTATTGGACTACGTCGAGCTCGCCGGTGACCCGGGTGAAGACGACGTCTGGGCCAAGCTCACCGACCTCCTCAATCGCCCCCTGGCCCATGAGTTGGGTGGCTGGTTGCACATCGAGGCCACTGCCATCGATGCCGGCGGTCACCGCACCGAGCACGTCAAGCACTTCGTGCGCTCGCGGCGCATCCGCCGCCCCATGTGCATCTTCGGCGCCGTGCCCAACAACGCGCCCGTCATCAACCGCCCGAAACTCGAAGACGTCAACTACAAAGGCAAGCTCGACAAGAAAGGCGTGCACATCTACCACGTCGGCACCGTGGGCATTAAGCACTGGCTGTTCCAGCGCCTGTCCAGCGATGCCGATGCCGCGCCCGACGCGCGCCTGGTGCACCTGTCCGAAGACCTGGACGATTTCTACCTCGACGGTCTGGTCAGCGAAACCTTCAACCCGCGCAAGGGCCGCTGGGAAAAGAACCGCAGCAGCATTCGTAACGAGCCGCTCGACACGTTCGTCTATTCCTACGCCGCAGCCCACCACCACGAACTTCGCCTGCATCGCCTGAGCGCGGCCGATTGGACTGCACGCGAAGCGCGCCTGATGGACCTGGCGCGGCAGGGCGCGGCCGCGCTGCCGGAACCGATCGTCGCACCCCGTGATCCCCGTGAAACATATCGACCGGCTGTCCAGGTATGGACGGTGCGCCAGGCGATCGACGAGATCCTCTGCCAGCTCGATCGCGCGCCCGCATCCACCATCGATGGTGAGCGCCTCGGCCAATGGCGCCAGGCGTCCGGCGGCCTGGCCGATGAGGTTGCCGTGCTGGGCGCGCTCACCGATCAGCTTGCCGAATCCGGCTCGCCCATCGTCGCCTTGCTCGACGCCGCCCTGGTACAGCGCGCCCGCGACGTCCTGCGCGGCCCCACCCAAACCACCACACGCCGCAATGCCCGCGGCACCCGCCACGCTGGCCTGAGATAGGAGATTCACCGTGACCGATCCGAACGACCTGAAACCGCAGCTTCAACGATGGGCCGACGCGTACGGCGGAGCGCAACTGGCGCGCCTGGGCTATGCCGCGGCCGAAGCGCTGGCCGGCACCGCGCCGCAGTGCGGGGATGCTGATGCCGACCGTGTCGAGATCATCGTTCGGCGCATGGAAAGCCAGGGTCGCTGGCGCGAGGCGCGTGTGCTGCGCGCGGAATACTTCATGGGCGGGCTGCCCGAAGGGGAGCGCCTGCAGCGCCTCACCCGTATCGGCGTGAGCATTGGCCGATCGGCGTACTACGCCTACCTCAAATCCGCCCTTGCCTTTGTTGATGGCGCCTTGACCGGCGAACCGGCGTGAGCCCTCGCATCAAGCCGCGCCGCGGTGTCCACGTCGCCGTCGCCGATGTGCTGCGCGAGATCGGTCCCTGCACCGCGTCGGCCATCGCCCAGCATCTGGGGCAGGAATACTTCGGCGTCGCCGCCTGCCTGGCCGGCATGCACCGGCGCCGCGAGGTAACGCGCCGCATCAGCGCGCCCGGTCAGCCCGCTATTTGGAGGCTCGCGTGAGCCCGTCCATCAAGCCCGAGGTATGCATCATCGACGGCCGGCTCAACATATTCTTGGGCGCCGATTACAAGGCCATGCCGCTCGATGTCGCCGACCGCTTCGTGCGGCGATGCCAGGGCGAACTGGCGCGGCTGAGGCGCCAGGAAAAGCGGAAGCGGAGAGCGGCCACCGAAGGCAGGGTAGAAGCCCAAGCCATGGGAGACGCCTGACCATGCCTATCCGCCACGATGCCAGTGCAGCAAGGAATGGCGACATGATCACCAATCACGGGTTGGCAACGGCGGCCCCATGAGCGCGCTACGGGAACGAGCGCAGCACCCGGTAGGTGATGCCGTTGTTGTTGGCATCGATCACTTCGAGCTGTGCACCCTTGTAGCTGATCGTGCTCGATTCGCTGAGGTCGTACTCCACCTCGTTGTTGTAGGCAGGACGCGCCATGTCGTTGCCGAATTCGCGGTAGCCGATATTGATCTTGTTGCCCACGCGCCCGTTGTACAGCAACGTCTGCTGAAAGCTCTGTGCCTGCGCGGACATCACCGTCTTGCGCTGGTAGCCCGTCGTGTAGCACACCTTCGAGCCCATGCCGGCGATCACACAAAGCTCGGTCGGCGGCCCTGCTTTGGGTACAGCCAGCGCGTGCGGCGCATCGCTCAGAAAGCTGTTCCAAGTGACCATGCCACCAGAGCCCACGCTGGCGTAGAACCAGAATTTCTTGTCGTCGCCCACCTGTTTGTACGTGCCGGCCGGAATCTGATATGTGGCCTTGTCCACTCGCTGCGGTATTACCAGAGGCCCGCGGCCGCCAGAAAAAATGACCGCGCATCAGGCGGCTTCCTGCCGCACCTCCCAGCCCAGCATAGCCAGGCCCACGGTCTTCGGGATGGGTTTCTCGCCGCTGCGGTAGTAGGCCAGCATGCGCCGGCTGATGCCGAGCGCATCGGCCGCGGTATCGAGGGACAACTGGTGCCGGTGCATCCAGACCACCAGCTGCTGGTGCGAGTATTCGCCGGCCTGTTCGAGCGCCATCGCGCGGAGGTTGTCGCTGGCCAGGGACAGGCCGTCATCGCCGGCGAACGTCACGCCGAGGCGCCATTCGTCCGGCGCGACTTGCGCGAATATCTTGGCGCTGCCGAGTCGGGCCAGTGTGGGGTGTCGGGCGATGGTGTCAGCCAGGTCGACCTCGGTACTGAGGCCGTCGGCAAAGGTCAGCGCCAGCCGGTATGGGCCGGCAGCGGCGACCTGGGTGAGGGTGAATTGCGGCTGGTTCATGGGTTCAGCTCCTGCCACTTGGCGATGAGGGCTTGTTTGTTGACGGTGGCCCATGCCAAGGCCGGGGCCAGTTCGCGGGGCTTCAGCGAACTGGTGAGGATGGCGAACGTCTCGATGACCACCAGCGCCTCCCGGCCATCGCGCATGCGTACGTGGAAGTGCGGCGGCAGATGATCGCCGGCATACATCGTGATGGTTGAATTCGCGAGGCGGATGATCGTGGGCATGGGTAAATCATAGTGCAACCATTGCACCAATGCAACCATTGCACTATTTACCATTTATGATTTGTTCAGTTAATCGCCAACGTCCGGACGCGATCTGACAATAATCAGGTGTCGGCAGGGCCTGCCGACGCATCGAAAGCCCCGCCATCGCGCGGGGCTTTTTGTTGGCCCCGGCCCACCGACCGGATCGCATGGCCACACTGCAAGACCAACTTGACGAAGCCATCGCTGCCCGCCACGCCTGGCGCACCGGCGCGACGCGTTCGTCGGTGACCTTCGGCGATCGCACGATCCAGTACTCCGTCGAGGGCCTGAAGCAGATCGACGCCTACATCGCCGAGCTGCGTCGCGCGCTGGCCGGCACCACCCGGTCGCGCAATCGCGTCACCTACGCGGTGCCTGACTGATGGCCGGCCACGCGTCCGCCAACGTCGCCGCGGATCGCCTGAGTGCGATCATCTCGGTCGATCGTGACCAGCGCGCCGCGCTGCCGACCGCCCAGGCATCGGCGCCGACGGAAGTGCAGGGCACGCGCTGGCGCGGCGCCTCGCGCACGCTGCGCAGCTTACAGAATTGGTTCGCGACCATCGGCAGCGCCACCAGCGACCTGCCGGCGCATGAACTGCGCACGCTGCGCGCCCGCTCGCGTGACGCCTTCCGCAACTACCCGCTCGCCCGCGCGGCTCTGCTTCGCCCGCGCACGGCTGTGGTCGGCACTGGCATCGTCTGTCGCCCCTCCGTCGACTACCAGGCGCTGGGCATCACGGCGGAAGAGGGCGAGGTCTTCAACGCCCAGCTGCGTGCCGGCTGGGAGCGCTGGGCCGAAGACCCGCGCGAGTGCGACGTGGAGGGCACGCACGACATCTACGGCCTGCAGGGCCTGGCGCTGCTCTCGGCCATGTCCAGCGGCGATCTGTTTGCGATCACCCCCATGGAGATCCGCCCCGGCGGCGTGGGCGAGCTCAAGGTGCAGCTGATCGAGGCCGACCGCGTCAGCAACCCCAACGATGGCGTGGACACGGCCACCTGCGTCGACGGCATCCAGCTCGATGGCGTGATGCCGGTTGGCGCGTGGATCCGCAACACGCACCCCGGTGATCGCATCAGCCTGCGCGTGCCGCGCTGGACGTACTACCCGATGTTCGGCGCCGATACCGGCCGCCGCCGCGTGCTGCAGGTCTGGAATGACAAGGAGCGGCCGGGCCAGCTGCGCGGCGCGCCGTTCCTTGCGCCGATCCTGGAGCCGCTGAAGCAGATCGAGCGGTTCAGCGGCGCCGAGCTCATGGCCGCCGTGATCTCCGCCATGCTCACCGTGTTCATCGAGAAGGAAGGCGAGGAGACCGACGAGGCCGGCAATCCATTGCCCGCCTTCGAGGGTGACGGCGGATCGCTGTCGCTCGGCAACGGCGCCATCGTCGACCTGGCGCCCGGCGAAAAGGCGAACGCGGTCGATCCGTCGCGGCCCAACGCGAACTTCGACCCTTTCTTCATGAGCATCGTGAAGCAGAT